CCAGGGTCCTATAATAAACAACATATGCATCCTAACTCTCAATGGTCGGGTGTCTACTATGTGAAAGTCCCTAAGAACTCAGGTAGTTTATTTGTTGAAGATCCAAGGCCAGGGCCTAACATTATGTTGCCTCGACGAATGAAAGGGATACCGCGAGCCCTATGGCGCGTGGTGATCTATCCTGCTATCGAAGGACAGATGATCATGTTTCCTGCGTGGGTACCACATGGTGTACAAATCAATGAATCTAAAGAAAAAGGAGAAAAGGGATGGAGAGTCTCTGTTTCTTTTAATTTTATTCAGGTGTAAAGAGTTGATCTATACTAAGATCTAGTATATTCGTAATAGAAACGGATTTTCTATGTTACAAAAGATAGGTTTTCTACCAGGATTTAATAAACAAGTCACACCAACCACGGCCGAAGGGCAATGGATTGCTGGGGACAATGTACGCTTTAGATATTCTACCCCTGAAAAAATAGGCGGTTGGGCTGAACTAGGAGAGAGTTATTTAACCGGACCCGCGCGAGCCATCCATCATTTTGTCGACAATACCGGCGTTAAATATGCAGCCATTGGCACCAATCGAATTCTTTATGTTTATTCAGGAGGAATTTTTTACGACATTCATCCTATTAAATCTACAACCACTGAAACTAATGCTTTCACAACCACCAATGGATCGGCAACTGTAACGATTACAACTTCAACGAATTTAGGATTAGAGGCCGGTGATATTGTTTATCTCGATAGTTTTACGACCATTACCAATTCAGATTATGTGGCCGCTGATTTTAATGACGTTAAATTTATGGTTGCCTCCGTACCAACCAGTACAACTTTTACCATTACCATGGATGCAGTAGAATCCGGTTCAGGAGCTACTACATCTGGAGGAATAAGAATTCAAATGTATTACAGTGTTGGCCCGGCTCAACAACTAGGGGCTTATGGTTGGGGAATTGGTCAATACAGTGGTACTGTTTCAGGAGAAGAGACAACCACTTTGGATGGTGCTATTACTGATGCCGCAGCAACCAGCGGTATTACTTTAGCTGATTCAACCGATTTTCCTACTTCAGGAACATCCTATGTTTTAATTGACTCAGAAGAAATTTCTTATACTGGCATTAGTAGCGAAGTATTAACCGGTGTCACGCGGGGTGTGCGAAATACCACAGCTGCAACGCATGCCGATGGTGCAACAGTTACCGATACCACTGACTATGTCGGATGGGGCGAAGCTGCTTCAGGAGATAAAGTTTTTAATCCTGGCATGTGGAGTTTGGATAACTATGGAAGTACGTTAATAGCTTTAATTTTTAATGGAGCTTGTTTTCAATGGGATTCAACAGCGGCTGCGGCAACATCAACTCGAGCTACCATTATTTCAGGAGCTCCAACAGCTTCAAGAGACATGTTAGTTTCAACCCCCGATCGACACTTAGTGTTCTTCGGAACTGAAACGACGATTGGTGACACGACGACTCAAGATGACATGTTTATACGATTTTCTTCTCAGGAAGATATTACCGATTATACTCCCACAGCAATCAACACCGCCGGCACGCAAAGACTCGCCGATGGTTCTAAGATCATGGGAAGCTTAAGAGGTCGGGATGCGATTTATATTTGGACCGACACCGCCATGTTTACCATGCGTTTTGTTGGTGCTCCGTTTACCTTTGCTTATGAACAAGTCGGAACCAACTGTGGTTTGATTGGCAAGAATGCACGGGTGGAAGTAGATGGTGCTGGCTACTGGATGTCGGAAAATGGTTTCTTTAGATATACCGGTCAGTTAGAATCCATGGACTGTTTGGTCGAAGACTATGTTTATGATGATATCAATACAACTTCTAACCAACTTATTAATTGCGGCTTGAATAATCTTTTTGGAGAAGTGATTTGGTTTTATTGTACTGAGAACTCCAATGTTGTTGATCGAATGGTCTCTTATAACTATATTGATTCTTCTTCTCAACGAGGCATATGGACGACAGGAAGTTTAAATAGAACCGCTTGGGCTGATTCAGCCGTCTTTGGTAAACCTCATGCAACGCATTATGATGCGGATACCGATACTTCTTTTGATGTAACAGGAAACACTGATGGAATTACTACGTACTACGAACAAGAAAAAGGAAACAACCAGATTAAACGGGGTGTGAGCACAGCCATCACAGCTAACATTGAATCTGGAGATTTTGATATTACCCAGGATAAAAAACAAGGAATTACTTTTAGAGGAGATGGAGAATACTTCATGTCGATCCGGAGATTTATTCCAGACTTCTTGACGCAGACCGGAACGACCCGTATAACATTATACCTAAGAGACTATCCAAATTCGGCTCAAGCAAGTTCAACCTTGGGTCCTTTTGATATTACCTCGAGTACCACGAAACAAGATACTCGAGCTCGAGCAAGATCGGTAGCATTGAAAGTGGAGAACACCGCCGTCGATCAAACTTGGAAAATAGGAACGTTTAGATTAGACGTTCAGGAGAGTGGAAGAAGATAATGGGATTAATTACAAAAGGAATGGGTGTAGTCCTCAAGCACATTAAAAGACCTGGAAAGGCTTTTACTAAAGCTGGGGATAAATGGTTTAAGAAGACTCAAAAACTTCAGGCTTCCAAAAAGAAAAGTGAAAGAATTAGAGGCAACCTCAGAATTATTGCGCCTATGACTGGCGCAGCTACTACGGGCGCATATTGGGGAGTAAAAGACGCTTTGAAAGAGCGAAGAAAACGTACTCATGCAGCGGGACAGGTAGCACCACCGAGGAGTCTTAAGAAATTACCAGGCGATATTAAAAAAGTTATTAAAAAGTTTAAGAAAAAATAATGCCATTTCAATCAGAAAAACAAAGACGATATTTATGGGCCAACGAGCCAGAGATTGCTCGTGACTGGACCGATACCTATGGTAGTCGAATCCGTAAAGATAATGGTGGTATTATGGGATGGGCTGATCAAGGCGGAATGAAAAATTATCTAGGTGAACAACCCATGGTTAATGCACCACAGTTTTGGAGATCTGGACCCGATTCTGCTCCAACAGAACTGGCATATATTACTGAACCTGAAAAAGAATTAATACTTCGATCTAATATGCATGGCTCATTAGGACAAGGTCCTAATGAAGGACCATCAGGAATTATGTCTTTAGATTCACAAGGAGATTATACTCAAGACAGGAGTCCAGGTTCTGCTACTCAAGGTAGAAGTCCTACGGCTCAAGCAAATGAAGCTCATATGAGATCTGTTTTAACAGGTCAACAGAATATTGGTCAAACTGCAGCAGTCAGCGATAGAGTTAGGCAAGGTGCAGTACCTGAATATGCAAGAGGACCCGATGGACAAATGAAATACATTGGTTCTGCTTATAAATCTCCAGGTCAAACAAGTGGATTTTTAAGTAGATTATTTGGTGGTCAAAATAAATATGGCTACGCTCCGACTTATAATAAACGAGGAGGATTTTTTGGGTTTGGTGGACAAAAAGACATACAATTTAATAGAGGTGCAGGAGAATATCAATTTAAGGATCCAAGAACAGGGAATATAAAACCTGGATATGGAGGAAGAATTCTTGGAGGACTTGCTGGTTTAGCAACAGGTATTCCATTTGTAGGTGGTGCTATTGGAAGTGCTATTGACAAAGGTAAAGGTATATTTGGTAGACAACCAAGAGACATGTCTCAGTTTAATAGACTGGGTTTATATGGCCAACCAGGACTCGAAGATTTTGAACAAATAGAATATTATAATCAAGATAAGACCCCTATGGAGAGAATTGATCAATGGACAGATGTTGGAGAACAAGACACAAGTCTAAATAATTTAGATGAGATTGAAGGACTAGTGGCAGGTATAAAAGATATGAGTGTACTTCAAATTAAAGACTTTAAAGCATTGGATCTGCGAGATAAAATGGAGAAGTCAGGAATAGAAATCCCTGACCCTCTCAGTGATGAAGAAAAACAAAGATTAGAAAAATTAAGAAACTTGAGAAACAGTGAAATGATTAGTGCAGAAGGAAATCCAATAGCATAATGGCAAAGATAGTACAGGTATTAACTCGAGCAGGATTAGAATATGATCCAACAGTAGCTAACTCACTGGTTAGAAACTTGGATGGTGTCATCCAGAAACTGAACACGACGTTT